TCAAATCAAGCAGTGTTGATTTACATTCTTTTGATGCTTTATATAAGACCATTCGTATGAAATCTTTATCATCAAGCAAATCAAAAGGACAACCTTTCAAGGTAAAAAGAATATGTTTCATTTATATCCAATCAGGTTTACGATGAGGTAAGCGAAGATAATTATCACACACCCATGGTTTAGATGCAATATACATTTTATATTTGTCAAAGATGGATATTGAAGTATCTAACTTGAACTCATCAGGTCCCGCAAAGACAAAGGGTGTGGTATCCTTTCCACTGCGACCTTGTGGGTCTGCGGTAGGAAGTATCTCCTTTGCTGCTAGAAGCGTGTTCTGGCAGGTGTGGACCTTACCATAGCGAGCAGTGTACTCATCACACATAGCAAGTCCATGAGCAAGCAACCACTGCCAATTGGTCACAAACTCATTCGCCCAGATAGTACAGGGATGATTGCGAAAGGCACCCTTCTCAGTAGCATAGGGAGTACCGTCTGCTTTGGGAAGAGTGCCGAAGTTATGACCCCATTTGTCAGAGCATACAATAGCAAGCATCTGACAAGTTTCTAGAGGCATCTTGACAATGTGTTTGTCAGGAAGGACTTGTGCTGACTTCCAAGGGTCAGGATCGGTAACGAAGATATTCATAACAATTTTGATAAAGAAATCGTCAAGAGGAATACTAACATTATAACCACGTCCCAAGACTTTGTGCGGACAAAGTAAGGAACTGAAATAAAATCAGCAATAAAATGGGTCATTACCCCCACCATCACATCAAGATGTATAACAATGAAATAGGCAACAATCGCAAGAGAACTGCCTATTACTCTCATCCAAACATCAATTGAAGGACGAGTCAGGTTCAAGGGCAATGTAATACGTGACATCGACATTTTGATTACTGAACCTAGATAAAAGTTTTGAAGAGACTACTACATCATAAGATCCAGGAACGATCTTTAGATTTTCTTCTTTAAAGTTAAAGATAAAATCATCTTCAGTTTCGCCCACAATGATAGAGAAGTCATTAGAAGTATCATTCTTCTTATCACGAGCTACCATTTTGACGACACCGTTCTCCCCAACAGCAGAAATATCAGGAAGTTGATATACAGATGCTGCTTTCTTAAGTTTCTCAAGTTGTTGACTGCTCAATGTAAAACATACGTCCTCAGTTGGGAGAGAAATCTCCTTATCAGGAGGACAAGCAATCACGGAAGGATCCGCAAAGAAGTACTTAGAACGCATCTTGCCTTCTTTGATAACAACAAAATCATTACTAGTAAAATCTAGTTCAGGATTATGATGCAGAGAAAGTCCGTTGAGAAACTGATTAAGGTCGTAGATTCCAAAGTCTTTAGAAAATTCTTCAACGATAGTTGCTTCAACCAAGATGTTCTTCAGTACAGAAATAGAACGCAACTTACTACCCTGCTTGAACAGGATTGATGGATTGATTGTTGAGAAATTCTTGAGAAGATTGACAGTGGATTCAGATAATTTCATGGTTTTTGATTTGAGTTTCATATCACTGAGGATAGGTTTCGCGTTTTGCGTTTTTATCGTTGAAATGCATTAGAAGAACAGCATAGTGCAAAATCTTCATAATGTCACGGCGAGCAGTTCCCTTCTTATCATATCGTGACGCATACTTGAGGATGTTGCTGCGACAGAATGCCTCACCATCACCACAAGCTTCAATAAGATCAAGAGTTTGAATCTTATCATCACCAGCAGAATAGTGCTGATCATATGTTCTAGTGATGTAATCTTTCAATTCTTTAATGATTACATCTTCACTATACTTTTGCCTATTGTTAGTAGTTGAGAGACGAGCAGCAGGTGGATTAAAATCAAAACTAATAACATCTTGTCCTCCCAGCACTGTCGGTACTTCTTGTGCTGCTTGTGCTGCTCCAAAACTAATCGTATCTGAAGAATCACTTCCAGAGATACCAGCAATCATATAGTCTCCACTTCCCCAGAAAGATTGATAATCTTCTGGCGATGCTTCACTTACTGAACTAAATGGATTTTCTCTATTAATATCGTTTCTATCATACTCATAATAATGTTTTGACTTGATACCATCTTCGTATCGATCTTCAAAATTTTCACTCATTTTTAATTCCTCATAAAGTAAAGACCAGGCATTCATTCGGGAAGGCATATTTACCTCCCCATATTATATCAAATATTAGAACCCCCGTCAATTACATAGATGTTATCAGTGTTCATCTGAAAGTCAACATCAACTTTATCATAAAGTTCTAAGAAAGATGCTTTAGTTTCTTCATCAAAACGATTCACACAAACTTGAATTGCTTTTGACTTATCACCAAAAATACTATAAGCACGAATGATGTGAACCAACCGACGAGTGCTAATAACTTCTTCAATACCACCATCAAAGAATGTCTTACGAATAATGTCTGCCCAATCAACAAGGTTCTTACAGAAAGTCTTATCGGCAATACTAAGTTCCGAACAGATTCCTTCTAAGATCTTCTGCTCAGTAGCAGGAGTGGGATAGGATTGCTCAAAAGTAACACAGAAGCGTTCTAAGAATGCTTCATTGAGAACATTGGTTCCAATAAAGCGACCGTCATCGCTGCCTTTACCTTTAGTATTTGCAGTTGCAATAACATTGAATCCCTCCGTGGGTTTAATAAACAATCCAGTCTTCTTCAAGAAAACACCTTTACCTTCAAGAATAGATTGCAGACAAAGAATTTTATTAGAAGCAAGGTCAACTTCATCTAAAAGCAACACAGCTCCACGTTCCAAAGCTTCGATGACAGGACCGTTATGCCAAACAGTTTCGCCATTAATAAGACGAAACCCACCAATAAGATCGTCTTCATCAGTTTCGATGGTAATGTTGACACGAATCAGTTCCCTCTTGAGTTGAGCACATGCTTGTTCAACACAGAAAGTTTTGCCATTACCTGAAAGACCTGTAATAAACGTAGGATAAAATAAACCGGACTGAATAATCTTCTTAATATCACCAAACGTACCAAACTTGACGAAAGTATCATCTTTTTCTGGAATAAGAGTCTGTTCGGTGGGAGGAGTAGAAGAAGGTGCTTGGTATGAATGTTCCAGTTTTTCTTGAGCAGTAAGGTTCCAACGACCACGACCAGACTTATATGTATCGAGTTTCTTAGAAACCGTCTGATATGTGCTTCCATTCATGCTGCACCATGCACGAACATCAGCAGCAGTGATTGAATCACCATAAAGATTTTGAAGGGACGTAACGACGTATTCAGTAGAAAGTGCCATGTGCTTGGTTTGTTCAACAAAGATAGTATAGGACAAAGGGGGTCGATTTCCCCCTCGTTTGGACAGTTTGATGGGTGGTCAGCAGACCAGATCCATGAACTGACTCAGCACTTTTTTATTTAGTGCTTTTGCTTTAAGATTCTTAACAAAGGCAGATTTGATTTTTGCTTTTGATGCTCCCTCATCAACATCAAAATCTGTTTCAGTGTGGAGAGAACTTGTAAGGATACCAAAGTACTTAGTGTATCCAGAATCTTTAATAGTAAAAGATTTTTCTTTACGAATCATCTTTTCTTCTATTTCAGTAAGGATATGATACTTACGAATAAAACTACGCAACTCACGACCACAGGTTAAACGAATACCGATAAAGTTTACTTCAGGAAATGATTGATGAAGATTTTTTAAAAGGACTCCAGTAAAGTTATAGTATTCCTTTGGCACTGGATAAGTGTATCCAGTTTTTCTATTACGAACATATGAGTTCATAGTGAGTCGGGTTGATCCAATACGTTCCTCTCCCTTATACTGATAGTTAGTGAGCACAGAAAGATGATTTGCTTCACCATCTGTCAAGATTACACAATGTGCTTTCTGGACTCCATTTGATTTTTTGAACTCAGGAATGATGGAGTGAAGACAGATCAATGATTCATTCAAAGGAGTCCCCGAAAGTCCAAAGTTAGAAGGAATAGTATAGTTAACCCACTTATTAATACTATAAGCAACACGCCAGATAGAAATAAGTTGCTTCTCCAGTTCATTCCGTTTCACATCACTGGTAAAGAATTTCATCAGACTGAACTGAGGATCTATAGTAAACATACCTTCTTTCATTTCTGAATGAGTATATTCGGATAAATCATGCTTCCATTCAAAGGATGTCTTCTGATAGTTGTTGGTAAAAGCATAAACATCAAAAGGAATATTAACCTTGTTACAAAACCAAATCAAGTTATAAAGTTGTTTGATTGTATCAAGAAGACAGTCCTGCATTGAACCAGACCAATCAAGAATAAAAATCAACCCATGATTCTTTCCATCAGGAACAACAGTTACCTTTCGGAATAAGTCTTCATTGTACTTGTAAGTATGAAGTTTGGTACAATCCAAAACACCAGTTCTAGATACCGCAGAACGAGAATACGCATCAGCAGATTTTTTACACTCAAACTCTTTTACCATATAACTTACTTCTTTCTGTGCTGATTTTTTAAACTTGGCATATTCTGCGTCAACACTACTGTAGTCAGAACCTTTTAACATTTGCTCAACCTGACCATCACGACCATAGTAAGGTCTATCTAATGCCTCAGCAATCCAGTTTCCATCAAGTTCATCATGAATATTCTGATTGCTGACCACAATTTGATTCAAGTCAACACTGGGAACTTCACAATAAAGAGACTCTCCAAGGTCAGCATTACTATTGAACTCTTGAGTACCCTCTTGAAATGTTTCATCAGTTTGAACTTTGATATTACTATTAGAAGTCTCGGCGTTTTCTTCTTGTTCTTGCTCAAACTTAGATTCAGTATCAACCTCTCCTTCTTCCATTTCAGAAGATGGTGTTGATTCAATTTGTTGATTCTCAGAATTGCCTTTTGTTTCTTTATCAGGTTGCTGTGATTTACTTTGTGGTTTCTGTTCAATCTGACTCTTACAATAATCATAGAGCATCTCTGCTGCTACACAGGCATCAGTATAAGTTTCAGATGCTCCAATAACATCAATGATTTTTTGCTCATCTTCTGTGAAAGTTAGATTAATAAATCCACCAATCTTAAACCAAAGGTTTGCCCGATCAGCAAGATTCATTGCGTCTATATTTTCATCTTCTAAACAAAAGAAGTCATCATCAGAAAGTTCTTTATATGCTTTGTAAAATGTTTTAGATAGTCCAGGATAACGACGTTTGATTAATTTCTCAATGCGAGCATCCTCAGTCACATTAACAAACTGATGTGGAATATGTCTAGGGGGATCCACATTGGGAGTGTATAGTGCATGTCCCACTTCATGTCCGACAAGCATATCATACACACTCTCGCTTGCGCGTTTCCAGTTAGGAAGAGTTAGTACGCGGGTATCTACATTAAATTGAGCAGTCTCTACATTCCGATTCTCTACAACCAGGTCTTCTGTAGCGAGCAGTTTAGCGAGCTGTGATTTGATTTCGTAGTTAACAGGCATCGTTGCTTTGCTGGTATGTGAATATCATACCGCATCCAAATCCATTTTTGAAGGGAGTTAGACAGTTTTACAACTGGCACATAGACCAATCCCCCACACCTATTTAAGATGCAGGGGACTTTGGGTGTTATGCTCCAAGGGGTTTAAAGTTAAGCAGTTATTCTTCAGTTAGGATGTGTCTGCAGAACCTCCGTGCAGTTTGATCGATAATACCACATTCTGAAATACATTGAAAATAATCAGAGACTTGATCATATTTTTCGGAAACTGTCTCTTTATCTTCCCATGTCCAGGACGCAAGTTCATTGCGTGATATCAAGTTATGCATGGTATCCTCCATTCACCTGTATTATATAGTCAGGGTTTCCTAACTTAACGAATATTTGTTACAATCAAACCTAACTTAACATTTTAGAAAATCCCTTAACTTTTTCAAACTTTATTACTTCATCAAACTTATCTTCCATACCAGTCTTGTGGGAAATAACAAAAATATTAGCATCCTTGATTACATATCTGATGATTTTAAGGAACTCATCTGTTCCAAAACCATCAAGAGATGAATCGAATACTTCATCCATAATCAGTAGATTAGTGTTAACTGAGTTTTTAAGTCTAGCAATCTCCCTCCAAGTGAATAGAAGAGATAAGTCTACTCGCATTTTCTCTCCTTCAGAGAAAGATGCATATGTAAAGTCTTCATGAATTGGCGTTTCAATAGACTCATTGAACTCCTCATCAAGTTTAAAGTTGATATAAAAGTCCATCATCTGAAGATACCGATTAACTTGTCGATTAATCAGAGGCAGATATTTGTTTATGATTTTTCCTTTGACACCACCATCCTTCAAGAGGGTATGTATAAAATCATAGTAGGTAACTTTCTCTTTACGTTCAGCAAGTCTATCATAAGTCTCCTGAAGACTTTCTCTGAACGTTTCTAGTTTTTCATGTTCAGTATTTCTATTTTCGATCTGACTGGTAATAGTTTGAACTTCTGATTCCAGTCGTTTGACCTGTCTTTGATGCCCAGTGATCTGAGCATTGTTTGTAGAAATGCCATTAAGTAAGTTACTAAGTTCCTTCGATAATTGTTTAAATTGGGACTCTCTCAACTCTTCATCTTTAATCGCTTTTTGGAGATCATCAAACCCCTTACGCAATTCTTCTGCTTTATTTTGTGAGTCCCTGATCCTATTTACACGAAATGACTCTTCGATACTTTGATCACAGGTAGGGCATACCGTATTGTCTGTGAAGAACTTATGCTCTTTTACAATAGAAGATATCTTCTGCGACATCTTCCCTTTGATACTGCCAAACTCACGAAGTCTAGATCCAGAATCTTCAAACTTCAATACTTGTTCACGAATATTATTCAGTTCAAGATCCTTATCCAATCCCCATTGGAATGCCTTTTCAATCTCCGCATTGATGCTATCAATAGTGTTTAGTTTAGAGTCAATATCTTCTTTACTTTGGTTTTCTATTTTCTTAATAAAGTCTTTCTGCATATCAACTTTATCTTTAATAGATTCTTTCTTGAGTTCTAATGTTTTAACTTCATCTCTAATCATACGAATCTTTGTCTTAATGATATCATTCATCGAGGAAAAGATTTTAATATCTAAAAGGTCTTCAACAACTTCTCTACGACTTGATACTGGTAGTTGCATAAAGGGAACAAAAGTGCTGCTACCCAAAATTACAATCTGAGTAAAACTTTTATAGTTCATCTTTAGAACATTTTGTTCTAACCACTTCTGCTGATCAATAGCAGAGTGAGATTGATTCAGTTCTTCACCATTGCGATATATCTTAAAAATATTAGGTTTAATTCCTCTCTCAACTTTCCAATCAGTATTGTTAACGCTAAACTCAATATTTACAAGACATCCTTTTTCATTTACGCTATTTACTAATTGTCCTTTATTGATTTTACGAAAAGATTTACCATATAATGAAAATGTAAGAGCATCCAAAATGGTTGACTTACCAGCACCATTTGTTCCAACAATAAGAGTTGTAGATGAGTTATCTAGATTTACAGTAGTAGGGTGCTGTCCGGTAGAAAGAAAGTTTTGCCAGGTAATGGTCTTAAAGATAATCATTAGCGTCGTCAGGTGGAATTACAATATCATTTTTAGAAATCACGGCATAGCGATGACCATGCATTTCACAAGTCTTTACCATCAATTCATCGTCTACTTCAAGAACGTGCATCTCAGGGTATTCAATTTCTTCTAGTTGCATAGCATAACGCATTGCATCATCTTCTTGTTCAAATAGATAAAGAACTTGTTCTCCATCATCATCAATTACGGAGTATGCTCCTTCTCTTTCTTTACCTGCTACTGTAAGAATAAACATTAGATCAGTTCACATGCTTCTTGATAGGTTTCTCTCATGAAGATTTTGACAGTAGATTTATCTAAACTAATGTCTGCTTCTTCAATATATCTATCAAGAATAGAAAGAGTGTTTTCTGTTTCTACATCGCCAACATCTACATCTTCATCATTAAGAATAAAGTTTTCAGCAATTTTCAAATCAGCAACATTTGCATTGTATAACTTATCAATATACTTTTCAAACTTAACACTATCAGTTTTTTTACGAACAACAACTTTTACAATTTTGTTTTCATATTTGGTAGCATCAAACAGTTGATAATCGGTATCCTCATAATAAAGAATATGAAACAGGGTATATGGATTGTTTACTGGAGTATGTTCCAGAGTTTCCGTATCAAAGATGTGGAATCCTCTCTGATCACCGACATCGTTCCAGAACATCTCATAGGGATTGCCCAAGTAATAGATTCGTCCATCATCCGATCTAGTGTGATAGTGGCCGGAGAAGACCTTGGTGAACTTTGAATATAACTCGCTTGCATGACCATGATCCATGACGAGTTGTTTACTAACTCTAAATCCTGCGAGTTCAAGGTGCCCCATCGCACACTCGCAAGTTGAACTTTTAATAAGTTCATAAGTTTCTTCTTCATTGTCTTCACATATCCATGGAATGTATAAAAGTTTACGACCGTCTATTTCTATTTCCGTAGCACTAGAATATGTGGTTACATTATCATACTCTTTGAGAAGAAGTTCTACTGCATTAATAGAGTTAGTATTTTTATAGTAAGCATCATGATTACCAACCATCAGGTCCATAGTAATGCCCATCTTTTTCAGAGGTTCAAATACTACTCTCTTTGCCCAGTCTAATGATTTAAACTCTATTCCTTTTCTACTATCAAAAGCATCACCCATGTGGATAACATGAGTGATTTTTTCTTTTTCTAAAGTAGGAAAGAAGATATCATTGTAAAACTTCTCAAAGTAATCATGAAATAATCTAGAACCCTTTCTGCACCCGAAGTGTGTATCAGTAATAATAGCAACGCGCATCAGTTACGAAGTTTTGAATGAACGGCATCTTTGATGCTATTGTACTCGCTATAGTTAGCGGCGTCAAGGTCGTTCGCATCAAAGACTTCATCAAAGTTAGTCTTCTCAAGAATCTTGTTTTTAATTTCTAACTGCTTCTTCTCTTGCTGAATCCTTCTCAGAAAAGCATAGTAGATGATTTGTGTGAAATACGCAAATGGATTCTTTGACTTCTCTGGATTAAAGTTATGAACATATCTTACACAGTTTTCAATACCATCACAAATCATATCATCCTTGAACATGTAGTTCACGAAGTTTGGTTTGTATGATAGATGGTTAGCAATCTTGAGAAAGCACTCTCCAATATACCTAGGAATCTGAGGTTTAGGTTGATCATTTAACTTTGCTCTTTCTACTTTAATAAAATAATCCTCTAGGGCATTGAGGAATTCTTTGTTATTAACGTAGTGTTCTGATTTCTTAGGTCTAGGCATAATCCCATACGCATTGTTTTTAATCATAATATATTCAAATCTGTTTTTAATATTATAACAGAAAAACAAGTAGTTGACAAGAGTCCATTTATCGTATAGACTAGGTTTGTCGCCTTTGAAGAAAAGGTTCTAGCTATTATTATAGAGTTTCTCTAAAACCTCTTTTGCTTCATGGACAGATGATAAGTATCCCATCTTTCTATCTAGTTTAGAGTTGTTACCTTTAAACATTTTACGAATATAATCTTGATAATATAAGATCATTTCAATATCATCTGATTCAGACAATGTAAGAACATCGTCTAGATTAATAATAAACATATCTTCCTTAGTAGTTTTTAACCAAGGTTCAAACTTATATCCAGTTGAAGTTCCTCTTATCTTTATCTCTTCAACCATAATAGGATTAGAAATAATTAACATTGTTCTAGTATCCTCTTCAGAGGCTGCTACTTTAGCAAATATCTCCTCTCCACATTTAAGTTTTATTGTTGCATAAAAATCATCTTCAATCATAAATTAATCTCCTTTGCTAGTCTTTTATATCAATGGATATGATGTCATAGTTGAATTGTTCTTGAACATATATTTTCACTCTTTCAATAAAATGGTTTAAGGTATAGTTTTTCCTAGAACCACTAGTTAAGTCATCAGCAATATCATAAAGTTTTGCTTTAGTCTTATCTTTGCCTTTTCGTAGGACTCTACCAATACTTTGTAAATTGCGTATACGAGATTTGGATGGAGAGGCAAATATTACGTTATGAAGATTCTTGATATTGATTCCTGTACTGAATGTTCCGTAAGAAGCAACGATGATTGCATCCTTTTCCAGTTCAGTAATCGCTCTTACGTGTTCTCTATCTTGGGCGTCTACGCCACCATGAATAAAGAATACTTTTCTTTCTTCATCTACATTTTTATTTATTAATTCAAAAAGTACCTTACCGTGAGCTTCAACACGACTGAATAGAATTAAAGTATTACCTTTCAAATCTATCGATAAGTTTTTGATAAAGTTATTTCTTTTTTCATGTGATATAAGAAACTGAATCTCATCTTCATAAGTATCAAACTTCTTTGGTTTATACTTTAAGACTAGACATTGTATATCCAATGTAGCAAGATGACCTTGATCAATTAGTTTCTTAGTTTGAGTGACTTTATATGATGGACCAAAGAGACCCTCTAACACCCACTTATGCGTCTGTGTGCCGTCTAAAGTACCTGTGAATCCATATCTATACTTAGCATGATGCAACTTGTCCATAATCCCGACAAGAGACTTACTTTTAAAAAGGTGCGCCTCGTCACCAATCACTACATCATAGTCCTCAAAGAACTTTCTATCTAACTGGTATACAGACTGCCAGGTAGTAATAGTTACTTCGTTAGTATTGATTCTCTCACGTCCTGCATAGATTTTATGGCAATAGTTCTCTGCATCCCACCCATAGTCCTGGAAGTCTTTAAACATCTGCTCTACAAGCGATGTAGTGGGTACTACAAGAAGTATCTTTTTACCTGAGTTAACAAAGTATCTCACAATCGTATAGATCATGAATGATTTGCCAGATGCTGTTGGTGATATGAGAAGTTTTCTATTATATCTCAACGCATCATGTACAGCATCAATCTGATAATCTCTTGGTTTGAGATTAGTGATTGTTCCCATAAAGTCTTTGACTCCCTCCTCTGAAATCATTTGATTGACTTCAAATGGAGGACCATAAAATTTATTATCTTCAAACTGATATGAATATCCTGCCTGCTCGCAGAATGCTACAATCTTATCCAAGAGACCAACATAGATTCTCTTAGTCTTCATATTGAATAAGTGTACATATCCATCCCAGTACTTGCTTCTGTACTGAGGCATAAACTTTTTATTTGGAACCTCAAAAGTGAATCTATCTCTCAGTTCATATTCAACATGAGGTTCAGTATCAATCTTCAGGTAAACTTCGTTTACCTTCTGTATCACCAGGTCAGCCATAATATACTCTTACCTGGAAATATTTATTACATATTTTCAAACTTATATTCTAATATCATCCTATACAATGAGTCTCTTAGCACCCATAGATGCTCTTGCTCTGTTGGATGTCTAGATGGAGATCCCTCCCATAGTCGTATACGTTCAAGAACACAATGATGTAGAAGATGAATGTCCTGTATGGTCAAATTTACAGTGTAATCATATTCCGGTTGCTCTTGATCCATTATCCTAGTCCTGAAGAAAACTTCATAAACTCTATTGCGTTTTTAATTTGATATGTTCTATTAGTTATTTGTTTGAGTATTTCTTCAATATATTTCAACATCGTATCATAATATTCTATCTTCAACGAAAATCCTGAGAGTTTTGTATCCGCATCCAAATATTTTTGCATAGTGTCCTTATCTCTGATCTTTTTGGGAAATGGATTTTCAGCATATACATCTAGATCTGCCTTTCCAGAATAATACTCATATCTCTCGTGTCTGACATTTTTTCTTTGTTGCTCTGCTTTCTTTCTTAGAAGCATTAAGTTATTATATACATCATAATATTTGGCATGTAGAACCGGAATATTGAGTGATTCAGTATGTAAATTATCTGGATCAATCTTTGAGTCCTTTTCCCACATGCCTTGTATAGTCACAAGGTCAATCATGCACAACAACCAACGGATTCAATGTTGTATATAGTATACTTGAAACTAACCTCTGCTGTAAAGTATTCTGTGTCGGCAAGTGTAGCATCAAACTGTAATGTGGTCAAAGAGTATGGAAACATATCTTGAAAATGAACTTTGAAGTTTGGATTCATCATTGAATCGTACACTAGAAGAGTTCCATCAGAATACAGATTAAGACCTGTTTGTAAATCTGGTCTAGCAACTCCTTCTGTATTCTCCTGGAAATCATAGATTTGATCTAGTGATTCTGGAAAACCAATACCTCTTATCCAGTTCTGTACTTCAATATAGTTTTCTAAATTTTCATCAACTAAAAATCTTAAATTTAAATCACCAAACTCAATAACATCTCCAGGTCTATTGATATTCTTCAAACCTGCAGTTGGTTGTATAGTAGTTCCTAAAATTAACTCAGGAATATTTACTGCATTGCCAAAGAAAGCAACTTTAGGCGATCTTGATATAATCATCTTAAACCCAGAAGGTTGAAGAAAGTTTCTATCAGCAACTTGTTTTAATCTTGCTACTCTTTCTTTTTCTAGAGAACCACCTCTAATTGGTTGTCTGGTTCTTACTTGAGCAGCAGTTCCAAGTTTTCGTGATTGACCTGCCATAATCTTTTTAGTTATTTATCTCTTAACATAAAAAAAGGACCCCACAATGGGGGTCCCGGTGTTGTGTATCCTAATGGATCACATAAGGTTCTTAACAGCAACTCTTCTGTAGTAACGGTTAGAGTTAATACGAAGTCTGCCAAGTCCCTGAGTTGTACCTTCGGCAAAGGGGTTCGCTACGAGTCCGTAACGAGTCTTAAAGCCAATTTTGGGCTGGAAGGTGTTCTCACCAACGGCGCGAACCATCTGGAGAGGAACATAAGGACAATAGAACAGTCCAGCGTCATAAGGAGAAGAACCCTTATAACCAACGACGTAATACTGGTTGCCGGAAGCAGAAGGAGCATTCCCACTGGTCAGGTTTGCAGCGTATGGGTCGATGTATACGCGGAACTTACCATTGATTGTACCAGCGAAAGTATTGCCGGTGTCGTCAACGTTAAGGTTGGAGTTCAGAGCAGGGGTGTAATCCAGGATTCCTGCCATGGTCAGAGCGGAAGCAACGTCTGCGGAACACAGAACCATGTTGCCCTTTCCTCTACGAGTGCGCTGGGCAATCGCGTTGGCGTCTCTTTCGATTTGGAAAAGAAGACCTTTGAACTTCTCAACAGACCAGCGACCGTTGGAGTCAACGTCGAGGTCAAATACGCCTTGAGTAGCGGTGTTAGAAACAGCACCCTGCTCAGCAACCTTATAGATGGTTCTGATAACTTCTCTGTTGATTTCCGCAAGGATTTCAGTAGAGAGGATGTTAGCAAGTTCTGCTTCAGCGTTAAGACCGTGGATTGCCTTAAGGTCTTGTGCCAGTTCCAAGGAGTACTCTGCTTTCAGAGCTCTGGACTTAGCGGTTACAGTGACTTTCTCAATCGAGAATGCCATCTGGTTGAAGTGATCTCCAGTACCTGATCCCAGGTTCTCAGAGTCACCAGTAACCATACCTTCACCAACATTGTATGGTGAGGGGTTGGTGGTTGCAGTACCAACGGGGTTAAGAACGGAAGGATTACCGCCTGAACCTTGTGAAGTAGTACCAAGACCAACAGGGCCATCGGCAAAACCTGATTCCAGGTTGAAACCGTCGTCCTGACCGGAGAATGCGGTATCGACTTCATCGAAGAATGTCTCGTTACCGCTCTGATTGTTGTAGCGGGAACGCATTGCGAAGATCAGTCCAGTAGGACCGTTCATCGGTTGAACGCCAGCAAGGTCATATGCGACCAGGTTAGGCATTGCGCGTCTGATCAAGGAGATCAGTACGGGGTCGAAACCAGCAACAGGACCTGCTGCTGCGGCCGAACCAGAGAAACCACCAGACGCACCAGCTGCATTACCTGCATTGGTGGGGGTTTCCATCAGGTTGATACCCTGACTAAATGCTGCTTCCTCTTTGAGGAACTTTTCTTGGTTTTCGAGCAGGACTGCGGTTACCGATCTACGATGAGCGTCTTTGATTGGATCAAGACCCTCATAATCGAGAAGGGGACTCCACTTTTCCTGCAGATGTTCGGATTGGAACATTTGCTTTACCTCTTTTAAAAATTTTTAGTGGTTTGTTTGAATCAATTTTGTGTTCACTATTTAAAAGCACCCAGTGCTTTCAGATACTGATCCATACCTGCTTTAACAGGTGCATCTGTAGTATCTACTCCCTCAGAAAGGGTTTGTTGGGATGCTTTAGGGACTGAAGTTGTTGAGGAGAAATATGACTCCTTCAATGTTTCCAGCTTTCCACGATATTCTTCTTCACTTTCAAACTCAACACTTTCGGCAAGTGAAGCGAGCTTCTCTTTCTGAGTCTGTGCAAGACCTTCAGAAATTTGATCTAAGATACCATCGGCAACCGACTCTGCGAGACGCTTGTTTAGGGAAATATTCTTATCGATCTGCTCGTTGAGCTTGGTCTCCATTTCATCAAGTTTGTCTACCATGCTTTCCAGCACATCATATTTTTCTTCAGGGATTGTTACATAATGTTCTTCAAATAGACCCTTCATTCCAGCAAGGAATGATTCGGTCATGTCGGTTTTAAGACCTGCTTCAACAGCAAGTGCATTCTCGGTCATCCACTCTTCGCAGACATACTCAAGATACGAATCAACTCTTTCAGTGAGTGATTCCTTAAGACCTTCTTTTTCTTCTTGCAGTTGTTCTGCATATTGGATTTCCAGAGCTTCCTGGATTTCCTTTACTTTAGAGTTAAGAGCGGCTTCAAAGATAACCTTTGCTTTCTCTCTAAACTCCTCGGAGAGTTCTTCGCCTCCAAGAAGAGCATTGACATCTTCATCGATATCAATACCATCATCTTCAGAGGACTCCTCTTCGATGACTTCTTCAGTTTCATCAACTTGATCCTCTTCGAGGACCTCATCTTCGACTTCAGTTTCTTCTTTGGACATTTTTGCCATTGCATCAGCAGACTTGGCACCACGATTAACAACGTCTTTGACGGTTTTAATCTTGGGTTCTTTAAGTTTTGCTGAATCATCATCAGGCTTGTAGTTCTCGGGGGTAGGACCACCGAGATCTTCAACAGACGCTAGTTGTGTGCCTGGATCAGCCATTTTAGGCATAGAATCACCAGCTTTAGCGTTCGCGTTCACAGCAGTTTTAGATTGCTCCATTTCTTGTAAATCTCCACGAGACATTTGAACTTACTCCGATTAACCTTATTTAATCTATATTTATTTATAATTTAGTAACCTTACAGGTTATTGAGGAAATTATTAAACAGATTCAGTTTCTGTTCATCCAGTTGACCTTGATCAACTAAGGTGTTAATTTGTTTGTATGTTTTGACGGCTGCTCTCTCACGGAGAATGCCTCCATCCCATACCCAATCTTTACCTTCCATAATGCCTTCGACGAAAGCATCAGGTGCAGAAGGGTCTGCCACAATATCCGCAGCAGTAGAAAGCATGAAGTCGTCGCCAACAACATTTACGCCTTCTCTTGTCGCTTTTAGAGATCCGATTCCTCTAGAAGAGACGCCAAGTTTGACTCCTTCACCAATGAGAGATTCTGCAATCTTGCCCATTGGAGTGGAAAGGATTTTTGCTTTACCGATAAAGTTAGTTCCGTTTTCCTTTAGAGAAACGATTTTGTGACTAACGCGGTCCAAATTAACAGTTGGACCATCTGGATGTCCAAGTTCTCCAAGTGCTCTACCCGATTGAATATGGTTCTCATTGTATCTTTGAACTTCCTTTCTCAGGACGCTCATAGGATACATTCTTCCATTCCTATTTTGCATCTCACCTTGAAGAAAAATACCTTCAATGAACATATTCTTCTTACCGTTGCGTTCTTCAACGATAAAATCTACTGATTCGATTTCTTCTCTGATAAGTTTCATTGTTCTTAAGATACCTGTACTTGTTGGATGTGTGCTACACCAGTGCCGCTTTCAGTTTTAACAGCAACTGATATTGATTTTCTAAGTTCAGTGTAATTATCTGGATTGAAAGCAGTAACTATCCCTGAAGAATCATTGTTAACAGTAATTCTGGTATTATAATATCCACCAGATTGAATGTTGCTAGTGTTAATCGCCGTTACAACTTTGTGATTAAAGTTGTAATATGGTTGAGCGATTTGAGTTCCAGATGTAAGTGTTACTGCATCACCTACAGCAAAAGGAGAACCTGTTCCTTCTGGAAAATCAATAATCGTGGTAACTCCCGTAGTGATGCCAACAACTCTTTGAGATGCTGGTCTACCAATGGCAATTTCTGATGCATTAGTTGTAGAAACATAAAAGTTTGAATTAGTCGCGACAGGAGTAACTCCAATAGCAACATGAACTCCTGCATTTACAGCAACCACTCTAATAGTATCAGTTTGTTGACTGATAGGTAAAGTTACAGCAGTTGAACTTGTAGAACTTGAAATTGATTGCGAAATTCCTACCGGAGTTAGAGCAGACATTATTATAAAATAAACGACTTATTAATGTTATTTATTATTCTTCAGATTCCTCTGAATCAACCTCTGTTTCTAACTGAGGATCGTCAAAAACAGAAGCAGCCACTTGAGGTCTCAAGTCTGATATTTTTTCTGCTGACTTAGCAAATAAAATATCTTTGATTTTATCACTTACTTGTGCTGGTGACTCATCAGCAACCAGCAAATCCATTAGTTCTTCCATGTTTAAAATAATGATTTATTATGTATTTAGATTTCTCCACCAGTAGGGGTTTCAAATTTTGTTTCATCAATCTCTGGTGACTGAGGAGTAGCACCCATAACACTTCCTGAAGTATCTCCAGGAACTGGTGCCATCGGCTGACCAGTAGTAGGATCAATATCCATAGATGCTGGATCAGGAATCAAACCACTCTCGATTTCTTTCTCAATCAGTTTATCTTGCTCTTCAATTTCTTGATCGCTTTGACGTAAAATATTTCTTCTAACATAATCGTTAGAGTAATACTTACCAACATATGGTTCAACTAACTGAGCAAGATTAACTCTTTCAGTAGTAAGTTCTGCTTCTTTGAGTTCAGCAAAATGGTTGTCATATAAGAAATCATATTGAATATGATCAGACATTACTTCCCAATCTTCAGGAGTAATGATATTTTTAAGAATCAACTGTGTTCTCAGCATGTCGCTAAACATATCTGAGAATCTCTTTCTCATTCTTCCAACAAACTTGGAAAACTTAATCTCATCTCTTAGAATCTCTGATGAACGACCCATTGAGAAACCAGTTTCTCCTTGGATTCTAGTTTCAGGTACATTGAGTGCTCTATACAACTTCTTTTGGAAGTAGTTGATATCAGTAATCTCTCCAAGATTTTGTCCACCTGGTAGAGTTGTAATCTCAGTTCCTCTACCACCTTCACGTCTAGGAAGCCAGAAGTCTTCCATCATAGACATGAACTTCTTATCATCACGAACTTCTCCAGTGTTGGCATCATAGACAAGTTTGTTTCTATAACGCATCATAACATCACGAAGATATTGCTCTGCCTTTACTTTCGGAAGATTGCCAACATCGATGTAGAATATTCTTCTTTCTGGTGCTCTTGAAAGTCTGTAGATAACAAGAGAATCCTCAATCATCATTAGTTGATTGAGTGGTTTGATTGCTTTATGTAACCAAGAAAGAGTTGATCCCTTATTTCTATCAACCAATCCTGAGGTACAATATGTTATTGAATCTCTTGTCATTTTGATGCCTTTTGAAGCACCACCTACCGACATTGTTCCTGTATTATATCCTCCAGTTGATCCAGTTCCACCAGGAGCATATATAAAAAACTCTTCAATTTCTGGAAAATCATATGTTGCAGGATCTTCTCTTTTAATATTTGAAAGAGGATTGTTACCATTTTTTGGTTTCTTTACCTGACGAACATAACGCATTTTTGATGCGTCAATATATCTTAGTTCTTGAATGCCAGCAGTAGGATTTTTTTGATCAATGACTTTATTATAATATAGTCTTCCATCAATATACCAGTTACGGAAGATTTCATGTGCCTTCTTATCAAAATCAAGAAGTTCTAAAATACGCTTAAACTCTTGTCTTACTTTCTTTTTAATTCCGTCGCTTGCATTTAAGTTTGATAGTTCAATACTTACAGGACTATCATTCGTATCAGCAACAATTGCTTCGTTTACGACATCTTCAATAGCACTATCACATTCTGGATAGAGCGACATTGAACGATATCTTCTGATAAGTTCGTTTTCGTTCTTATATACCCCTTCAATATCTACATATGAACCATAAAAACCCGTCGTGACGTAGTGCTCAGATCCATCCTGGTTATTAGGAGGAATCGGAGATACTACACCAGACGAGTCTTTATCATCATCTTCAATTGAGAAACCAAATAATCTCGACATTATTAGAATAGAAACGACCGTTCTAGTTATTTATCACTGAACCAGAGTCTGTCCTCTAGCACCTCTATTTCTCTGGAGAGAATTACCGATAGTGAAGTACTGAACCTGGAAGGTTACTGTGAACTCTTCAATGGTATCACTACTATCATAACTCAGGTCAATAGCAGATACTTCGGTTGGGAAGATATCATAGAACTTATAATTTCTAAGTTCTGAACTAGCACCACCTCTGTTGTTTCTGGTTGATTCTGCCTGTCTGCCTCTGCCTAGTTGTTGAACATAAGCATCGGTCATATAGGAAGAAGGATTCGTAACACCAGTAGCATCGTTTAACTTGCTAAGTGTATTCATCCAAACTTCAAAAGCAGTTCTCAGTTGGAAGTCTTCGTCATTGATGACGGTAACAGTCCATGTATCAAAAGTTCTGTCTCCAGCAACTTTTAAGATACGACCTCTGAAAGGAACGGGTACTTCAGCAATGGTTGATGCTGGAAGTTGTGCGGTCTTGCATAAAAATCTAAACTGACCACTCTCTTTGTTGCCTCCATTTCTCCAAACTCTTCTGCCGACAGCAGCAGGGAATGCAGGAATAGAAACTTCAAAGAGATTGGGGCGGGCCCCACCGCCCGCTAATCTGTTCTTAAACTGTGATAAGGTTTTTGTTTGTGCCATGGTTGTGTCCTCTTATACGATTATTACGATATTAAATCAAACTGAACCAACGACTTCTTCAAAACTTACTCCAGTTCTGGTAGCAACAAACGTCAGTGTGACGTAGTTGATGGAACGTGTAGGAGCGATGAAGATATCTGCTCTAAACTCATTGTTATCAATGATAGCAGGGGTGTTGTTTGTTTCGTCACAGACGATTGAGAACTCTTGAATACCTCTTTGTGCCTGAACATCTCTCAGGTAAGGTTCGACAATGTTAACGAAGTTTGCCCTCGTCTCATCATCGTTGATTTCAAAGAGTTGATCATTTGCTGCTTCTTCAAGTGCTTGCTCAACTGTGAGGAATAGACGACGAACATTGATTCTATCAAACGCAGAAGCATAACCAAGAGCAGTCTTATCACCAAACAGGATTACGCCCTGTCCGCTTTGATTGATTACAGAGTTGATTCTTGATCCGTATAGGATATCACGCTGTGCTTTGTTTGGATTGAGAGCAAGTTTAATAGTATTATTAATGTTGCCTCTTTGCTGACCAGCTGGCGAGAACCAAGGGAATGCCTCAATAGATGTTCTTACCATCAATCCAGCAATATCACCATTCAATGGGACATAACGGAACTCATTATTGAATCTATCATAAACATACTTATAACCGCTATCCAATACAGCGTAAGAGGATGATGTTATAGGCGAATAGAACTTCAGAAGATTATTAACTTGTGTAGTTGGATTTGATACATTAACAACATTTGCTCTATGAGGAGAAATGGTTGCCATGCAATCCTTTCTTAGTTCAGCAATAGAAATAAGTTTGTTTGCTTTTGCTTGAGATTCGAGTTCCGAACCAAGTCCAGGACCCATCATCAAATAATCAACAGCAACTTCATCTCTGTTTGCGAATAGTTCATATGAAGTAGATAGGGATCCAAGAGTTGCACCCATACCACCGCTAGCAGAATAGTCAACACCGCCACCGAAGGCATATGTCTTGTTTCCAATAGCACTGTAGGTTACACCACTTGCTTCCTGACCCCATAGACCGTCTCCTCTACTAACTGCAGTGTAGGCAGTTGAGAATCCAGTAGCAACAGGAGTTGTGCCGTGATAAGAATCAGTTGCGGATGAAGGATTATATCCTGCAAAAATCCAGTTAGAATTATTAGCAAGATAACTCTTATAATATGTTTTGGTTGGTGAATCGCCATCTGCTTCTCCATCTATTGCCTTAGACAAACCAGTCCAAGATTCTAATAGATTTCCTGAAATACCAGTTACTGCGCCAGTATCATCTATGACAGCAACGTGCATAGCATCATTCTTTCCTCCTCTTGTGGAGACATAGTTGCTAGTTACAGGTCTTGGAGCAATCGACTTCCAGAAAATTGTTGAGTTGGATAGATTCAAAGTTTGTGAATCATACCAGTCATTCGCATCGAGTGCAGCGATTGTCGTTGTTGATGTTACGCCAGCATTAGTAACAAACGAAAGAGTATCTGCTGCTTCAAATGCTTGAGAAGGATTGTTTTCCTGATACACGATAGGATAAACAGTTCCAGCAGTTGAAACTCTTGATACGATTTTAACGTCAATCGAACTCTTGCTGTTCGTTGCATCCGTGCTGACACCTGTAATGATTCCTTTCAGATATCCATTAAAGGTTGAGGTTGTACCAGCACCGGGAATGGGAACACTAGAAAGGGCGGATGTAACACCATAACCAACAGCAACTCCGAGAGCAGAAGGATCAGTAGTCGTAATTCCTAGAGTCTGGTCTGCAAAGTTATCAATTGTGCAAACCTTAAGACTATTTGCCCAGGTTCCAGGATTTCTAGCAGCATACGTGAAGTTTGTAGCAGAAGAATAGTTCTCCTCATAGTCATCGTAGTTTTTAATCTTCGATGCGGTTGTACTTGCAGCACCAACACCTGCGTTAGCATTGTTCAGTGTAGTGCCGTCTGTTCTTACAACCTTAAGAACACCACCATAGGAGAGGTATTCTGAAGCTGTCATCCAGTATTCGTATTGTCTATCAGTACTCATAGGAGTGCCGAAAGTGTTGATCAGTTCTTGTTGAGTAGAAATATCATATGGTTCATCGATAGGACCCAATTTAAATGGACCAGCAATCGCACCAATATTATCAAGAACGTTTTCAGCTCTCCCTACTGTTAGATCAACTTCTCTGACTATTACGCCTGGAGATAATTGAGGAGTCGCCATGTTTTTCTCCTAAATGTCTCAAATTAACTAAAAATATTTATGAAAATATGAGTTTTGAGCGGGGAAATGTGACGTGAACTACCAATCTGGATAGGATTCTCCGATAAAAGGGTGTGTATTTTTTCTGCTACCAATAATTCTTTTGATTGTACAGTCTTTACATTCATATGAGAATGATGATGAGACCGGACCTCTATCTTTTCTCGTTCTGTAAAATGAATCAATCAAATTTTTAACTTGTCCACAGGTCCTACACTTTCTATCATCTAGAAGTAAGTGACCAAGTTTAATTTGCTTGTCTAGATCCATTAACGATAATCCCACATATGAGACATATCACCATACTCATCAACGTTCCATGTATCTGGAGTATTACCTAATCTTTGAAGATATCTTTCTCCGTTTGGCTCGACAGTCCATCTATCTCCGTCATTATCCACAAAAGTAGAATCATCGAGTCCATCGACAATAAAACCAAAGGGTGCCATGTCTTGCTCAATTTGATCTTTCTGTTCTTCGTAAATTCTTTTTCTAACATCCTGATCAGTCAACTCCTTAAAATAATCTTGTGCTACCAACCAAGCATAGATGACCAAACACATAGCAAGGTCATCATTGCATCCTTCTTCTGCCTCAAAAGAACCATGTTTTTGAATGAAGGTGGTTAACTCTGAAATGACTTCATAATCATTGAAGATGAGTTTATCTTCTTCAATCATCGTCTTAAGGTTGAGAGACCCAACTTTTTTGACTGTCTTGGACATCTTAACACCTAACTGTGTTTTAGATCCAGAAAATCCTTGACCAACAACTTGACCTGCTCTACCTCTCATTGAAGACATCAAAAGATTTTGATATTCCAAATCGTACTGAAGAATACTTGCTACCTGATCTCCAACATCATTTACTTCACACAAGACATATGCATTATTGTAGTTCTTACATACTTGGTAGATAACACTTGGAAATAACATTGGTTTGATTGTGTTATCTCTATACTTTGCTACTAGTTTATGAGGGAACTGACTTATGTCTATGACTACAAATGCAGAGTAATCTCCACCAACTCCTCTTGCAACGTCAACTGTACAAATATAATCTCTATCTTCTCTTGGTCCTTCATAAATGTCTAGACCAGCATTTCTTTGGATGGGACTATCGTATACTAAGTTTTTGAGTTTGCTAGGAGCAATCAAGGTATCAACAGATCCTAGAAACTCGCACTCAAACTCAATCTTGAACTGCTGTTCTGATGTATTAGCAATAGTTTGCTCTTTCCAAACAGCATCTCTACCGGGAACTTCAGACCAATGAACATCTGTTGGAATATATTCATTAGCACCTTTCTCTGCATCATGCCACATCCTGTAGAAGTGGTTCATGCCGTGAGGCGTGGATACAATAATTACTTTTGTACTTTGACCAGAAGTAATAGTAGGATAAACAGAGGCAAAGAACGCATCTGCAATATGGTTTGGAACGAAAGCAAATTCGTCAAGGAAAAGGATGTTGAACGACATGCCTCGGACAGCACTTGCAGATGTAGAAGCTGCCAGAATCTTTGATCCATTTTCTAGTTCAATGTTACCTTTATTCCATACAAGAATACCTTGCTGCATCCACTTCGGCAAATTCTCATAAGCAGTTGCTAATCTAGCAAGAAGTTCTCTAGCAGTAGTTGCTTTGTTTGCAAGAATACCAATGTTTACACTATCGTTAAACAACGCATAGTGTAGTAAGTATGATACACAAGTGGTAGACTTACCAGTCTGCCTAGGCATCTTGCAGATATTGAATCTATTATTATGAAAGTTATTGATTAACTTCTCTTGGAAATCATAAGTCTTGAATGGTTGAAGACCATGGTCTAGAGTTACAATTTTTACATAATGTTGTGCAAAGTAAACTGGGTCACTTTTACATCTAATATATTCTTCAATATTTTCTTGCGAAAACTCAATAGGGGAATTTGCCTTCTTGAGAAGGGGATTCCCCAAATAAACATCATTACTCATAAGTTATTCAGCAGTTCCATGCTCTTAATGATTTAGACAATCTATCATCTCCTGTATTATTAGAGGGTTTCTGCCTCTTCCTCATTCCTTTCATCCTTGCACAGAAACTTGCTCTACGAGGATTTCCAACTTTCTTTGAAGGTGCCTTCAAATCAGAACCAGGATTTTCTTTTTCATATGACTTACGTCCTTTTTCATTCAAACCCCCTTTGGAGTTTTTACCAGACTTTTTTGTCCAAGCGGCTCCTTCAGCAACTTCAGTTTCTTCGTGAGTCATACCAACAATAATTTTATTATTTTTGGTTTTTTTATCCATATAATTGATGGATTGCTTTTGCTGGTCAGCATATCCTTTTCCTTTTGAAGGAGCAAGACGTTTTTCGCCTGATTTTCTTTCAGCAGATGCTGCTTTTCTCATATCAGTATCTTGACCTTTTACTGCCTCAACAACCTCAGTCTCTTCTGAACAAGATACGTTGATGTATAGTTCCTTATTGTCAAGAGCAGATAGATCAAATCTAGAAATCATTGAACCAGGATATACTTTATCAAGCGCAGACTGAACCTCTTTTCTAGATGGTTTTTTAATCTCAGGGAAGAATAACTTCATCATCATATACTTACCTTTCCAGGTAAATGCTACAAGGTATACATTTCCATTTTGAGCAGGCACTCTCATTGCTTCTGTAACTTCTTCTACTTCTTCTCCGACAGGAACACAGTTAGGTACAATTTTTTTACCTTTCTTCTTCATGCCTTTTTGGGTATATCCAACCCAGCATTTCTCATCAAGAACTTCAACTTCAACACCAGCATTTCTCATTGCATTGATTTGCATTTGTGAGAATTCTGGAAGGTTCTCAAACTCTTCTTTCTTAGTGCTGTTACCATAGTTCTTAGCACCTTTCTTACGGCACTGTACGAGTCTTCCAGAAGCATATGCTGAAGGCCATACAGAAGCACTTGCTTTTACTTTATGATAACAAGCATCTTTCTTACCACTACTTTTGCCCTTCTTATCCTCTTCAGTCATTGCTTCGATATCGTAAGTCTCGTATGATTCAATATCGGGTGCGTTTGTTTTCATGGGTTTTGGTTTGATAATGTCTTGGATTACTGCAAAAGGTTCACCGTATGCATCAGTAAGTTCAATCTCTTCTTTTACTTTTTTTGGTTTATCTGTAGAAACATATGTTGGTTTTGCAGCACCAGTCTTGGATTGTTGACCAGGATCTGCTGCTTTTTTGCGACGGGCAGCAGATTTTCTCTCTGCTTTAGTCATACTTGCTCTTTTAGATGATGAGACGCACTTAGGAGTTCCTTCACCAGGTTTATCGCTTGCACAAGTTCCGCCAGTGACCACATTAACCCATCCAGACTTACCGTCTTTGGATTTTGATCCCTTAAACCATTTATGAAGATTGCCTTCGTTCATTGTCACAATAAAAAGGTCTCTTAGTATTTATAAATTATCCATCAAGAGCCAAAGACAATCCAACGGTTAGTCCTGGCAGAGTATTCCACGAAGTTTCATCATAAAACTCAAGTTTTAATGATGTCGTATTAAAGATGATAGCACCTTGTGAGAAAGACCCAGCATCTCTTTGTGCGGTTGTAAAGGTGGGGATGTTAATGCGAGCATCAGTGCCACTAGAAACCATATTTGCAATTTGTCTAGTCTTGCTCATGAGAGTCTTTATGAATATTTATGATA